GAGGAGTGGCTCAGAGATCTTTCACCAGATCTTGGACCCTCTCAGATGAAACGGAAGTTAGATCAGTTGCTTTTGAGGATGGGTTACTGAGTATTACACTCGGCAAAATTGTTCCGGAACATCATCAAAGAAAAGATTATCTATAAATCCTGACTAATTTTTGCTGCCGTTGCTACAAAAGTGTATCACTGTGATACACTTTTGCTATATAATTATGTACTATAGAGGACGACTTATGAACTGGACAGCCGCCACTCTTACAATTGGGACCGCAATGACTCTTTTTATCAGTGGGACCCTTGGGAGCACATTCACCTAATGGTCCACCTAGTATAAGCACTTACAATTTTACGACACCATAACAATGATAGAAGATTTAAAATCATCCGCTACTGCATTTGTTTATGCCTGGGCAATAATTCTTGTTCCAATTGTTTTTACAGCATCAGTAGTTAGTCTTGTATCACCGCAAGCACAGGAAGCCATCTAAATAAAACTGAATATCGTCGCCGTAGACAGGGAGGTAACTGGCACAATCCAGTTTGACACCTCCCTTTTTTATTGCTATACTAATTGGAGAAAAACTAAAACCATGGATAAAAACATACAATGCATCTTATTGAGAGATGACAAAGTTTTGATTGGTGAGGTTCAAGAACTGTTTGGTGAAATCGGAGAACCAGATTGTAAGGTTATTAAACCATATCGAATTGTTCTTGGCATTAACACTGATAGTGAAACTAGGGAATACATTGAACCTTGGTTGACCTTTACAAATCAAGATGAAATTTTGATTCGCTCCTCAGATGTTCTAACTTTTGTAGAACCAAACGGCAAACTTATTGATGAGTATCTAGAAGCTATTGCATAATGCGTTTTTATACTAATGTTCAAATGGTCGGGGATCACTTCTTGGTCCGAGGTTATGAAAATGGTCGTCATTTCGCAACCCGAGAGAAGTTTTACCCGACTCTTTTTGTTGAGTCTAATAAAAAAACAAAATATCAAACACTCAATGGTGAGTATGTAGAGTCAGTAGAACCTGGAACTGTTCGTGACTGTCGTGAGTTTATCAAGCGTTATGATGGTGTAGATAACTTTAAGATCTATGGGAATGATCGATACATCTATCAATATATTTCTGAGATGTATCCAGAGGAGGAGATTAAGTTTGATACCAGTAAGATTAAGATTACCACTATCGATATTGAGGTTGCATCAGAGAACGGATTCCCTGACGTAGAATCTGCCGCCGAAGAAGTTCTTCTCATTACGATTCAAGATTACTCTACGAAACAAATACGCACTTGGGGTAGGGGTCAATTTCTAAATAAACAAGAGAACGTTATCTATAAAGGATTTCGTACAGAACATGAACTGTTGACGGATTTTATCAACTGGTGGATGATTGAGGGCAATACACCCGAAGTCATTACTGGTTGGAACAGTGAACTGTACGATATTCCTTATTTGGTTCGACGTATTGATCGTATTCTTGGCGAGAAACTCATGAAGAGACTCTCTCCATGGGGACTCGTGACTGAACGTGAGATTTATATTGTAGGTAGAAAGAATATTGCATATGACATTGGTGGTGTTACTCAACTTGACTATCTGAATCTTTATAAGAAGTTTACTTATAAGGCACAAGAGTCCTATCGATTGGACTATATTGCCAGCATTGAACTAGGACAAAAGAAACTCGATCACTCCGAGTTTGATACGTTCAAGGACTTCTATACAAAAGGATGGCAGAAGTTTGTAGAGTACAACATCATTGACGTGGAACTTGTTGACCGTATGGAAGACAAGATGAAACTGATTGAACTTGCCATTACTATGGCATATGATGCTAAGGCAAACTATGCCGATGTTTTCTCACAGGTTCGTATGTGGGATACGATCATTTACAATTATCTGAAGAAGAGGAACATTGTGATTCCTCCGAAGGAGCGTTCTGACAAGGATTCCAAATACGCTGGAGCATATGTCAAGGAACCGATTCCTGGAAAGTATGATTGGGTGGTTAGCTTTGACCTTAATAGTCTGTACCCTCATCTTATCATGCAATATAATATCTCCCCGGAGACCTTACTTGAGGAGAAACACCCATCAGCAACAGTTGATAAAATACTTAATGAGGAACTAACATTTGAGTTGTATAAGGATAATGCGGTATGTGCCAATGGTGCCATGTACCGTAAGGATGTTCGTGGGTTCTTGCCAGAACTGATGGAAAAGATCTATAAAGATCGAACCATCTATAAAAAGAAAATGCTTCAGGCAAAACAAGATTATGAAAAAACTCCAACGAAGGCACTGGAAAAAGAAATTGCCCGGTGTAACAACATTCAGATGGCACGAAAGATTCAGCTCAACTCTGCATATGGTGCTATTGGTAATCAGTATTTTAGGTATTATAAACTGGCAAATGCTGAGGCAATTACTCTCTCAGGTCAAGTTTCAATTCGATGGATTGAAAATCGTATGAATGGTTACCTAAATAAACTTTTACAAACAGAGGGGGAGGATTATGTCATCGCATCTGACACTGACTCCATCTATCTTAATATGGGACCTCTTGTTAATAAATTTTTTAGTGGTAAGTCTGGCGATAAAACAGCAATTGTTTCGATACTTGACAAGATCTGCCAAGACAAGTTGGAACCATTCATCGAACAATCTTATACGAAGCTTGCGGATTACGTTCAGGCATATGAACAAAAAATGATCATGAAGCGTGAGAATATTGCCGAACGTGGTATTTGGACCGCGAAGAAGCGTTATATTCTCAACGTATGGAACAGTGAGGGTGTTCAATATACTGAACCAAAACTGAAGATGATGGGTATTGAGGCAGTCAAATCATCTACACCGGCACCTTGTCGTCAGATGATTAAGGACGGTCTTAAACTTATGATGAACGGGACTGAAGATGATGTCATCAAATTTATTGATGATTGTCGTGTGAAGTTCAAATCACTTCCACCAGAAGAGATTGCATTTCCTCGTTCAGTTTCTGATGTGGTTAAGTATAGATCTCATTCTGATATCTATGCAAAGGGAACACCTATTCATTGTCGTGGGGCACTTCTTTTCAATCACTACATAAAAGAGCACAAGTTGACTAATAAGTATTCTCTTATTGGAAATGGTGAGAAAATCAAGTTCATTTACTTGAAGAAACCAAACATCATTCAAGAAAATGTTATTTCCTTTATTCAGGATTTTCCTAAAGAACTTGGTCTTGACAAGTACCTTGACTATGACTTACAATTTGAAAAGAGTTTTGTAGAACCACTCAAGGCAATTCTTGATGCCATTGGATGGAGTGTTGAAAAAACTGTAAACCTAGAATTATTTTTTGCATAATGGACTTTCTAAAAGATATAGTAAAAGAGATTGGAGATGACTACACAAAACTCGCAGCAGATATTGACGAAACTGAAACATACGTGGACACAGGTTCGTATATTTTTAATGGACTTGTTTCAGGGTCTATATTTGGCGGTGTATCTGGGAATAAGATTACTGCCATTGCTGGTGAGTCTAGCACTGGCAAAACTTTCTTTAGCCTGGCTGTCGTCAAGAACTTTCTGGATTCTAATCCTGATGGGATGTGTTTATATTTTGACACTGAAGCCGCTGTTAATAAGTCTCTACTCGCAAGTCGTGGGGTAGATCTTGAAAGAACCGTAGTTGTAAATGTTGTTACTGTTGAAGAGTTCCGCAGCAAGGCACTTAAGGCAGTAGATATATATCTAAAAAAACCTGAAGATGAACGCAAACCTCTCATGTTTGTGCTAGACTCTTTGGGGATGCTTTCCACGGAGAAAGAGATTACTGATGCACTGAATGATAAACAAGTTAGGGACATGACCAAATCTCAACTTATCAAAGGTGCTTTTAGAATGCTTACTCTCAAACTGGGACAGGCAAACATTCCAATGATAGTTACAAATCACACCTACGATGTTATCGGTTCTTACGTTCCTACAAAAGAAATGGGTGGTGGTAGTGGTCTCAAATATGCTGCGTCTACGATTATCTATTTGTCTAAGAAAAAAGAAAAAGATGGAACAGAAATTGTCGGAAATCTTATCAAGGCAAAGACTGCTAAGTCGCGTTTAAGTAAGGAGAACAAGGATGTTACGGTGCGTCTTTATTACGATGAGCGTGGTCTTGATCGATATTATGGTCTTCTT